TCTGTGGGCCTAATGCTCTGGAGAGATAATCAACTTGACGATTACCTGCTGCAGCTTGAGTAGCCAAAAGTTCTTTACGATAAAGAGCAAGTTTAGTCGCTTGTTGAGCAGCAGTATCTCCTGATAGTTTTAATGCCTGTTCAAATTTAATCAGTCTATTATTAGTTGCACTTGTGACAGATTCAGATTCTCCATTTAGACGGTTAACTCTTTCCATCTCTTTAGCAAGATAAGCATTTGCTTTAGTGGCATCAGATTCAACTTTAATCTGATCTTTCATACTTTTTGTACGAGCATCGTTACTTTGTGTAATCTGTCTACTCATTTGTACAATTTGTTCGTACTCGGCATCAAGACCTGCTAAACTTTTACCTTCAATACCGTATAACGCAATTAGTCTTTGTTTTTCACGAGCAAGATCGACCATTTGCTTTTCTGTCAGACCTAAACTTCTGTTAAAAAGATTAGTTACTTCATCGGTTATTATTGTTTGGTTTTGTAGTTTCTGATGCAAACCTATGCTATTATCAAAAGGTTCTGTTCCCATTAAGGTACGCTGAAGATTCAATGTCCGGGTAAGCTTAAGCATTTCATCATCTAACGCACCTGCAGCTTTTGCTGTTGCTAGAATAGAGGCTTGACCTTTTGAATTACCTTCTGCTTGGTACTTTAGAATAAGAGTTTGACGTTCTGAGACACTAATAGATTTGCGAGTAGCTTGTGTGCTTTTGTTCTGAGCTTGTTCTAATTTAAGTTGAGCTAATGCAGCTTTGGCAGCAGATTCTTCAGCTTTAGCTAGTTCTTTATTTGCTTTAGCAGACTCTGTGCTCAGTGACTGCATTGGTTTATTAAGCTTTGATACAGACACAGCCAATGCATCAATTTTCTTGGCCGCTAAATCCAAGTCTTCTGTTTTTACTACGAATTTTAGTTCTGCTAAATCCATCTTGGATTCTCCTGTTGTGATATAATTCTATATTTATAAACTATTACAATTCATAAATATAGAAGCTCTCCTTAGAAAGCATTCTACTTTATTATTTCTTCTGTGCTTTTTTACGTTCAGCTTCAGCTTCTTTTGCATAAGCATTCAATGCTTCGTTATCAAATAACTTAATCAGGGTTACTTCATAGTCCTCTGCTTGAATCTGCATCAAGTCAAAGTATGATTTAATCTCTGTATAAGATATTGGATTGATACCAAAGCCATTAGAGCCTCTTGCATTGTGCAGGTCAATAAAGAACTTCCAGACTTGATGATAACCTTCTGGTAGCTCTATCAATTCCTCTAGCTCTTTAGGTTTTACACCTGTTTGACGCCACACTGAATTAAGCTGATCCCTTAACGAAGAGCCATCCTTGGATTTTCTACCAAGACTGAACTCTTGTTTTGCAAATGCTACAGCTTCAAGTATTTCACTTTCAGCGAAAGTTTAGCAGCTGACCTGCCTCTTCCATTACCTGATCCTTGATCCAAGAGAAATCCTTAAAGATTCTTTCTGCATTCTCTTTGGTGAATGGAATATCTTTACCATTCTCAGTAATACCTTCCCAACCAAGTACACGGATAACAGCTGATTCAATACTGAGTTCTTCAGCTTCTTCTAGTGTCATATCGTCAGCTTCTTTACCACGGCGTTTAGCTTGCTGTTCACGAAGCTTAAACTCAGCGTACTTCTTACGAGCAAAGGCTTTAACGGTTTTGCTCTGATCGCCTCGGACAGTAATAAATACTCCTGTACCTTCACCAGTACCGGGAAGTTTCAATTCAAACTTATAACCTGCCTCGGCAATCTCTGTGTAATTATGCTGTGCTAAATCAAATTTCATAATAGTTCCTTTCTATGTTAATGAATACCGATTATAGCATATAATAAAGGATAAATCAAGTGGTGGGATGTGTATGGATTAAATAAAGAAAAACCCCTCGGCTTTTGACCAAGGGGTTATCGTCAATTATCTATTTGCGTTTAAGCAGCAGAATCTTGAATTTGAATTGTAGTAGCAGCTAAACCTGCAGTTGTAACATCATTCAACAAAGCTTGGAAGCTTGAAGAAGCTGTTAGACCTAGCTCGGTATCGTCTTTGGTGAAACTACCAAGCTTAACTTTAGGCAAAGTAAATGCAACAAAGTTAGCAGTAGCAGTGCTATCAGCAGTTACACTTAGCACCAAGGAAACAGGAGTTTCAGCATTGAAGTAATCACGGAAAGCAGCATCTTGGAAGTAAACACTCAAGTTACCAGTTACACGGATACGACCAGTAAAGATATCAGCAACTGAGTTAGAGCCAACAACAGTAGCGTTTTCAGTAGCACGCTCTACAGCAAAATCAGCTGAAGTAATCAAAGCAACTGGAGCACCTTGCACTAGCATTACACCGTTAACAGCAGCAAAGATACCAGTAGAACCTTGTGCAGTAGGTGAAGTGAAGTACTGAGTAGTACCTGTTTGAGTCAAGTCCTTACCTGAGAAGCCTACGTCAATAGTAGTCAAACCAGTTGCAGGTAGTTGAACAGACAAGCTGTTTACTTTCATACCTGTGTAGACTTCGGACTGAGCAATGTCAGCATAGAACTCTTCTACGGTGTAAGAATCATCTGTGTGACCTGTTACAGGTACAAATGTTTGCTTACCGGGAGCAGTCAGGGTAACGCTTGATGCAGTACCTTGTGCAGTCATCGTAGAGCCGTTTAAAGGCACAACAACAGCGTTTGTAGCAGTAACTGAAGCTACGAGTAAGTTCTTAGCGTTATCGCCGCTGGTAGTCAAACCAGTAGCACGAATAACCATACCAACTTTTAGACCATCAGTTAACCATGAACCTGAAGCACGAACTAGCGTATATACACTACCTACAGCAGTAACAGTAGTCTGAGCGGCAGCACCTAGGGTTACAGCAACAAAGTCCTTACCTACGATAGAACCCATAAAGTCAGCATAAGATGCAGCTGAGAGTTCACCGTTTAGAGTACCTTCAGCAGAGCGTACACCATGACGCATATCAGCAACTTGACGATCAGTACGTAGCTCTGCGCTTTCATAGGATTCTTTCGCCAAATTAAAATTGGCTGTAATTCTACGAAGCAGCTTACCTGAAGTATTGCCAGCTAGGACGCCGAAACTTGTTTCTTTTTTATAGCCGACTTGTTTGGCTACACCTTTTGAAATTGGCATTTTATTTTCCTTATTAATTAATTCATTTGCAAATGATTCTGATTATAGTCCAGATGACTAGACACTTATTTTTCAGCAGAATTAATAATCTTTTTACAATTATCAAAATGGTGCTTAACCATGCTGGGTTTAAAAGTGGATTCTTTACCACAGTGAGGACAAGTAAGCAATGGTTGCATGCTCCAATATGTGCGCAACTGCTCTTTTCTTTTGTCTGTACAAGTCATGTCAACTTTAGCCAGACCTTCCTTGATTCTTAATACTGTCTCTTCTGTGCGTTCTCTACCTAACAGAGCACTTGGTTTACCGTATTGAGGATGACCAGTACCACTGTTATTTTTGGACATAAGAGCTTTAGTTTCGTCCGTGTGTTTCTTACCTTTAAAAGTGCCGCCCCTTTTCTGCATTGTGTTCTTCATTGCAACAGAAAGTTTTAAAAGAGTCTCTTCAGATTTAATCTTACCTGTGTTTGCTTTTCTCACAGCTTCTTTTTGTTTCAGGCTTGTCGTGAGACCTGAGCGTCCCTCACCACCATCTGAATAATTAGTCAAGATTCCAGTTCGATCTATTTTCTTACCATAGAATGCAATTAGATTTTTCTCTGCAGAATACATATCGGTATATGTTGCATAGTGATTAACTAATTTAACTTGAACAGTACCTTTATCAGCCTCTATGCGTCTAATTTTTCTTCTTAGAAGAGTATTAGTTCTTGTCTTATTATCCGAAAAGTGCCCGTGTATTCTTTTCCAGTTGGTTGAAATACCAACATAGAACGGTAAGTTATTGTGCATTAACATATACACATATTTTATATTTGGTACTGAGCGCAGATAAGCTGCCGCTTCAAACCTATCTTTAAAATCCATGCAACCAAATAATGGTTGGGATATTGTAGAATTCATTTCATTTCTCCATCAAAGAAGCATCACAGTGTAAGATAATGGCAGGACGGTGATGAATCGTCTTTTCCCCCGCTAAAGGTAGCCGTTAAATAATTTCAATAAGAATAAACCTCGGCAACCAATTCAATGATCACAGGACAGACTACTCTTTCCGATGCAACAGTAGTTCCAGCTACTTGTGGAGTTCTTAGTACATGAATCTTGATATTACCTTCTTGCAGTACTAAGCCTTTTGCAAAATGCGTACGAATTAATTCCGCACGAGTAATAACTTCAGAGGTTCCTTTGTTGGCAGCACCAACAACAAAAACTTGCATACTGATTCTTTCTCTGTGAAAGCCAGTACCTAGTACAGGATCATCTGGAGATTGAATCGTAAATTGAACTCGTTGGTATAATCCAACTGGAGGTTCAAAACTTACGCTCTCCCATGCTGTAGGGACACTAGGAGTTAATGCATTGAGTTTTCTTTCAGCTGCTCTTTTAATTTCTATGATTGCCATTAACTTGCCTCGTAATATTTGTTTAGTTCTGAATCGTATATACCAAGGATAGCGTGTAATGTAGGCTCCATAATACCGTAAGGTGCTTGTGATGAATAACCATTCTCTAAGGAATCAAAACTAGCTACAGTAAAACCGGGAGTATTTACATATGGTACGCTGTTCATAATATAAACAACATCGCCTAATTTATAAAGCATAGAATCAGTATCTGCATTCTGCTTGATGTTAATCGCTTCTCTTGAATCTGCTCTTTCAGGTACAAGAATCTTGCTTGGTTGATTCATACTTATAGTCCAACCACCCTTAGCAGAACCTTCGTAAGGTAAGAACCATTTTAATCTGCTTCTAAGATTATAGTAATTGAAGTGAAGATCAGAGTCACCATAAGGAGTATTCTCGATAGCTTCTACAGTTACTTTATAAGCAAATATTTGCACCATACCTTGCATCTTACGAACAGCTTCTTCATGTGCTTTCTTTAAGCTTTCTTCTAGTTTTGAAGTGTCGCAGATTATTTTCATATTTAACCTTTAGCTTTTTACGGCTAGAATCTTATAAAGGATTACGAGTGAATCAGCAGCGTGTTCTGAGATTGAATCTACAGTATAGACTACAGAATCAAATGTAATTTTATCCTTGGGTTTAGGTACAAAAGATAAGCTGTTGTTAACTAGATAGAATAACGCACTATCTCTTCCTACTAAACTAGGGAAGTTGTATTGACTAGCTCTAATGTGCTTTTTATACATCTTGACTGAATAATTAGTTTCAGTATTGGTGGTACTTGCAGTCTCAATATTATAAGAACCTTCAGATACTACAGAGTAAGAGCAAGTTTTACCGTGCTGATTTATTGCTTGAAGCGCAATTGCTAAATATCTATCCATGTTAATCCTTTGAATTAAATACCGAAGGTGCTTGGACGATAAGTAAATGTCTCAGCTGTAGGTTGGTTAACGATGTTGTTATCTAAGTTGCTGTCGTTAGCTTGCATATCAGCTTTTGAGATACCGCCTGCGTAACCCTGCACTTTATCGTAAAGAGAATTAAGGTCAGGGTTCTTGATATACATCATCAAAGCTTGTATGTAGTTCTTGGCGGCAGCAGAGCCTTTTATACTGAATATGTCAGTTGAACTGTCATCGCGCATTGACAGCTTGAACATAATACTCTTAGCTGCATCCATAGCTGCTCTGCGTACTACATAGTCGTTCTTGCTTAGGAAATACTGATATTCTTCATCCGACATGATTGGGAACTCTGGTGAAACGTCCCCGAGTTCATAACGTAAAGCTTGAATTGTCATTGTATTTCCTTATGTTCCATGTCTGTCGGTGTAACCTGCACCATTAGCGTTTAATTGTTCTATTTGTTCTTTTCGCCATTGGCAAGCTAAACGGAAGGCTTCTTCTTTACCGTACTTTGAGATGCTGAAAGATTTTGTCAATCTACCACCTTTTATATCTGTTACGGAAGAACGATAAGTGTTGTTACTATGAAGTGACACACCTGTTACACCTGTTAAGTTTCTCTTATCAATTTTCAAATTTCTTCTATTTTCTTTGTAAGAGACTTCCCTTAGATTAATCATAGAATTATCAGACGGATTTCCATTTATATGATCAATTACTTTAGAGCTATCAACTACTTTATTAGCTAGAAGATAAATAATCCTGTGAACTTTGACAGGTCTTTTTTCATGTGTAATTGACCAAGAACCATCTGCACTTTTTACACCAGCAATAGAGTCTTTAGCATTGCTTAATGAGCAATAGTTTTTACCAGCATATACATCAATTTTAAATCTTAATCCTGATGGGCTACTTTCATCTATGTAAAATTTTTGATTGAAAGTCTCATAGTCAAGTTCTTTAGTTGTAGAAGATGATGTGGTTAGATTAACAAGAGAGTCTTTGTATTCTTGTATCATTTCTATCTCTAATTTAAGAGCATCTTCCTTACTAAGAGAATCTTTGATAATTTCTACAATAAATCCACCAGCCTCTTTAACTACTTTATTCCAAGCTTTTAATTTTCTTGTTGCACAATAAGGTCTTTTTAAAGTTCCTTGTCCAGCATAGAAAATTTCAGTATTATCTTTACGTCTGTGTAAGTAAACACAGTATTTATTATCTTGCATAATTCTCCCTGCATCCCATTAAAGACAATTAGCAGGAGTGTGGGAGTAAGTCACTCTTTTCGGGGATCAGCCTAGCTAATTTTATCTAACATTAAGCCTGAATTATAACACATGTAATGTTACAATGCAAGACTAATGTTAGATGCCTCAGTTAAGAGGCAGTCTAAGTTTACTTTAGAAAAGCCTCCGAAGAGGCAATCATCAGTTGGAAGTTGTCAACTTAACGACAGCTTGAGGGCGGCGTACGAGGCTCAAGTGGTTTGACTCAGATTGAATCAAGATTTCGCTGTCTGTTGCATTACGATAGGTAAATACGTATGCTTGTTCACCGATTGTGTTAACATGGCTAAATTTGTTAGCTGGTGAAAAGTGAGTAATGAACATATCGCTAGTACCTTGTGGTAGCATATAAGCTTCACCAGCAGGGATCAAAGCAGCACCGTTGTAAGAACCACGGTATTCAATGTACTCAATGCCAGAATGAACAAAGCGACGATAGACACCAGAACCTAGACGGTTACGTAGTGGCTCTTGAGTGCTTGTGTAGTACTTGTAACTTTCTTTGATGGTTGGGTGATTAATCAATTTACCGAAGAAAGCAGGAGAGCAGAGAACGATAATGTTGCTTACAACTTCACCAGTTTGAATAGTATCTTGAATATGCGCGATGCCTTCTTCAGATTTAGCAGTCAAATCGGTAGTAGAAGTGCCTAATACAAAGTCAATGCTCTTACGGGTAATACCGAAATCGGTGTAGAAGTTGCCAGCTACAGTACCGTTAGGAGCGTAAATTGCACCTGCAGTAATAGCGTATGCACGAGCAGCTTCTAGAGTCACAGCGTGATTCATACGGATACGCTCTAGCTTACGTGCGATAACAGCGGCTTCAGTTTCAGCTTGATCAGGGGAACCGTAAGCACGGCGACCTTGTACATCTTCTGGCTTGACAGCATCGTCGGCTGGAAAGTGAGGGATAGGGAATGAACGTAGTGAACGGGTGTCACTCTTATTCACGTTATTGCGTTCGCCACGAACCTTGTCGGTTACTAAACCGAGAGTGCCTTCGCTGGATTCAACGGTAACGCTGTGCTGTGATACACCTTCTTCACGGAAGATGCCAAGCTCATTAATCAAGCCCCAAGTATTGGGTACAAGCAATAGTTCTTGTGTGTAATCAACTAGCTCAAATGGTTTTTCGAAACTGCGGGTTTGCATTATAATTTCCTTATTTTATTGTTCGTTATCTTAGATATTAAACAGCATCGTTGCAGTTAATACCCTTAGCTTCAAGAGCAGCGTATACAGCAGCTTTCTCAGCATCAAGATCATAGGTTGCGTCCAAGATTAGACCGTCTTTGGATACAGTAGCTGGACCCTTAACTAGGCATAGTACCTTAGCATCGGTGTTAGCTGCTACAGCTTGTTCAACCATTACGATTGCGTCAGCGACTTGTGAACCATCACTGGCAGTCTGTACGGCGATCTTGTATTTGCCGCCTGAGGTAACTTTACCTAGAACAGTACCGGGAACTAGAGTACCTGCAGTGCCGTTATAGGTAACGACAAGACGGCAGTAAGCAGTTTCAGGGAACAATTCCTGTTTGATTACGTTAGAAAGAGTTTTATTTTCTGTTGCGATGAGTGGCATTTTATTTCCTTTTATTACTTAGTTTGTTGCTTGGCTTTAAGTAACTTTGCCACAGCAGATTCTTTTACAGCAGGTTCTTCTTGAGTTGAAGCACCTTTTTCTACGAACATCTCAGATGTTTCTACAGCTTGCATAACAGCTTGCATAGCAGTTACAAAAGCGTTAAAATCATCCTCTGATTCCAATGATAGAGCAGCCTTAGCGATTGCTTCTACTTTGCTTTCGTCTTTAACGATAGCTTTAATTTGTTCTGTTTTTGCTTTATTGATAGCTTCTTTTTTCTCAGCTTCAAATTGAGCGATTGTATCTAGAGCTTTTTGTAGTTGTACTTTTTGCTCATCAAGAGCTTTCTGTACAAGTTCAAATTGAGCTTTTTCAACGGTTTCGACTTCCATGTTGGTCTTCTCCAATTCTTGTTTATTAACAGAGGCAGATACCTCTTCAGTAGTAACCTCGCATGCGGGTGAGGTATCATTACCTTCTGCGTTAGCAGCTGGTTCAGATTCTTGTTTAGCTTTGTCAATAGCAATCAGTGCTTTTTCAATAGTCACTTGATCATTAAGCATTGCTAGGTATTCGGTTTCTTCTAGGGTTGATAGAACATCAGCTAGATTCTCAGCTTCATGTGCTGACTTTAGAATCTCAAAAGCTTCCATCTTGGATTTAATCCAATCTTGATAATCCTCTTCAGCTTCAGCTTGTTCCATCGCTTGTGTTTCTGCAGGTTCTACATAACCCATCATGTAAGCAAGGATATCTGCTTGTTCACCGTATAGATTAAAGAAACGCTCTAAGAAGTCAGGTAAATCCATAGTTACTCTAACTTGCTGAACTTTTTCAATGAACTCTTCGCTGAACTTATTGCTTTTAAGAACTAATTTATAATTAGCACCTGAGGCTGCACCACCTTGTCTCTTAGACACAAGAGCAATATGAGAATCTTCACCGCTGAAATTAATATCGCTTAACTTACGCTTAGTCTTACGGACTGGTTTATCTTTATTAGCTGTCATCTTATTCCTTATTCTTCGTTAAGTTTCTCTACAGCAGCTACTGCTCCAATAGAGATACCTGTAATTTCGTCATCTTTGATCATCTGCCAAACGTCATCGTTATTTACTTGCAGTGTCATTAACCAAGTGCTTTTCTTTACGAACTGATCGTTTAAGATCATATCGCAAGGTGCTAAATAAGATTCAATAACTTCGAAAGCATCTGTCATAGTCATATGAAATAGATTAGCTCTCATCATTGATTTATTAAAAGATTCTTTAGCTTTTCTTACTTCAGCTTCTGATGTATAATCACCATGAAGATCAGTACTATCGGGAATCATAGCAACGTATGTTACTTGCTTTAATTCTTCGTCTAGTGCTTTTGTAATCGGTAGATTAATACCAGCAAGAGTATCTTCTTTATTTAATTCTGCTTCGGTAATATCTTTAGTATAGCTCTTTAAGATATCTTCTTGGCGTAAAATACTACGTGCCCAAGATAATCCAGCTGAACCTCCCCAAAGTAACCAAGCAATTTCTCCAGCTTTTGGTCCACCGTCTGCTTCACGCTCTTTAGGTTTGTAGTTCTTTTCGTGCCTACTAAAGAAAGCATACATGCGCTTGACAGTATCTAGTGTTAAGTTACCATTCACAATATCTCTTGCACGAGCAACGCCTGAGCCTACACCTTCGCTTTTAGCTTGAGATGCATCTAAGCCGCCTCTGCCGTATTTCTCTCTTAATGCTAAACCTCGTCTTGCATTATTTTTCATTGCTGCAGTAGGAGCATAGCTTTTAGCTTTATTAATATTTTCCATGCGTTCCTCTTATCAAATGTTAAACATAATTATATCATAGTTTAATAGAAAAATCAAGAGAAATAACTCAAAGCTAAATCTCTTGATTATCTTTTATTTAATTAAGCCCATATTCTACGAGGAAACTTAGGAATTACAGAAAATGCTTTTAGATTCTCTGTAATAATTCCACGAGTATTTACATGCCAGCCGTCTTCAGGCGTGTAGACGGGGTTCTCAGGGTCAGTGTTGTCCACTCGGTAGATGATCCCGATCACATCAATGCTGCCCTCGTAGCCTGCCAGCACCTCAATGCTTTGGGCTTCGTCGGTGAACTTCAGGTACAGGTCGCCGTAGGGGACTTGAACGATTTCTTCTTCGATCATGACGTGATCCCTTGGAGTTCAGTGTTGCTCAGGCGGCGGTTGTAGTAGGCGATGCGGGAGATGTGGCCGTTGAGTGCCGTGCCAAAGACTGGCGTGTATCCGATGTACGCCGCCGTTCCGCTAAACACAGTTCCAAGCGTATCCGTTGATGGATTTGCGCCGTTTGCCGTGAAAGCAAAGTCATCCGCTTTGTAAGCAAACCCAAGTTTTCTCACGCTATCGGTTACCTCTGAAGTCATGTCCGCTTGTGCAACCCCTGCCGTTGTATATGAAGCCCGCGCTGCATTTATTACTGTGCCACTTGTGTTTCGAATATTCGAGTTGTTGCTGTTGTCCAAATAAATAGCAAAGATAACCTTGTTGAGCGCAAGTGACGCACTTGCTTCACCATACAGCGTCCCCTCTGTCTGGCTGTACCACCGAGCAAAGTTATTCCCGATCATGCTGGCGTTGTCAGCCGCCCGAGTCACCTGCGATGCCACGGTTGGGATATAGCTTGTTGGGAATGCGCCTGCTTCAAGCTGTGCTCCCCAGATGTACGCAAACGCTCCAGAAGAATAAGTTCCTCCAGAAGCACCAGCGTAAACACGAAGTGTATTACCTGAGGTAATCCCAGAAGGAATGACCAATTGAACACGCCACCAGCCATCATTAACAGCTTGAGCAGAAGCCCCAGAAGACCCAATCACATATGTAATCGCGCCGGTGCTGTAATCAAGGTCTACAAAAAGAAGGTTTGTCCCGGTTGTGACGTTGCGAATTGCAAACCTGTTGATGTCCGTAGCGCCAGAACCTTGCTTTGCATAAACAGTAAATGTCGCAGAGGTTGCGTTTACAGCCTGCTCCTGCGTCACAGAAATGGCCGACACGGTTGTCTGTGCAATCTTTTGAGCCGTAGTTCCAGCGGGTGATGAGACGCCAGCAGACACTGTGGTGTTTGTTTTGGCCCAAATTGCGTTACTGAAGTCCTCGCTGTAAGTCAGCAAGTTCGTCCTCTGTTCCTCAATGAGCAAGCCCTTGGGAGCCAGCGTCACAGGGTCGTAGTCAAACCGTGGGCCGTAGTAGGCCACAGAGCTTGGAGCCGCCACAGGGTTGTAGACGTAGGGATCAACAGAGGCTGAGTCGGACAACTGAGCACCGAAG